AATACCAAGTTACGAGCTTGATCTCCAATGAATTTTTTAAGTTCAATTAACAATCTTCTTACGTTTACTCTATCTAATGCTGATGCTTTAGTTTGTAAAGTTTTTTGTCCGAATACTGCTATACCTGATCCTGGGAATGTGGCGATTGGATTAACTTTAGCTGCATATAGAGTGTCTCTATCTCCTTTAGTTAATTTTCTTTCTGCTTGTATTACTCCTCCGATTCCACCTCTTACTAATCCTGCTGGTGCAAACCATGGTGCTGTAGAAGCATCTGTAAATGCATATACTCCTGGAATCACAACTCCTGCTGGAGTCCATTCGTTTCTTCCCGTAGCTGATTTAATTTGTAACCAAGGCCAGTAAGTTGCTGCGTAAGAGCTGTTTAATGAAGCTGCTTGTGTTGTTATTGTTCCTACAGTTGATCCTGTTGGAACTAAATCTACTACTGCAATACAATCTCCTCTTGATTCTGCTAGAGAGATAAAAGAGTTTACTGTAGAGGTAAAGTTACCACTTCCTCCGTAAAGTAGTCCTGGAGTTGATATGATATTGAATTGGTATTCATCTTTGTTTGCAAGTAAGGAAAGTGCTGTTGTATAATCTCCTGTACCCAATCCTTGTGCATCTGCTCCTCCTGCTATTGCTTGGAAGAATGTTGCTGTGGCTGCTACTGCTCCTGTTGCATTGTAGAATGAACCTGATCCAGAGTTTGGAAGAGATCCTGAGTATGATACTCCTGCTGCATCTGTGTTTACAGTTATTCCGTCGTTTGCTATGTATAAGTTAGTTGGAAGATTAACTGCAGATACTCTAATATAGTTAGAAGCATTTGGATATTCTCCTACTGCATAGTTGTAAGATGTACCTGTGCTACTATCTGTACCTACTACTATTTCTTGATTACCAATTACTTTCTCAATATACTTGTCTGAGCTTGGATCAAGATTTACGCTAAACGATTCTAATATACTTGTATTATTAGTACTATCATTCCCCTGTCTTACTATAATTGAAAAAGATCCTAATGGCTTATTAATGTTTGCAATTTCCCATCTTAAATTGTCTGCAGATCCAGATTTTAAAGATCCATCAGTGTTGTTATAAGCTGCATTTGAAGCTGTAGCTGAGAATTGCCCAGCTGCGTTATTGTATATTACTCCTTTTCCTAATGTTTTTAATTGGAAAGGTTCTGTACTCGCTTTTGCAGATGCTGAGATGAATGTGCTTGTTGCTGCTGTATACGTTCCGTTTGCTACTCTAGTTACTAAAGCTGTTTGTCCACCATTTTGAAAATAGTTCTTAACTGCTACTGAAGTAAGGAATTCGTAGTTCTTGTTAGAAGCTGATACGTAAAGTTCTCCAAACTTTCTTACATAATCACTATAGGATGTAACGATAAGAGGTTGGTTTTGAGGCCCTTTAACTGTTGGTCCAACAAATGCTGCTCCTGCCTGGATTGGTGCTGGTGTGATAAAAGAGATATCGTTTTCTCTTGTATATACTCCTGGAGAGATAATTGATTCTGCCATGTTTTTATAATTTGTTTTTTAATTTATTATAAATATACTACGGTTTTGGGAAACCGTCCTATAGTGTTAGGTTCTATATTCTGTTATAAATAGTAACCAACTATCGAAACCGTTCTGCAGGTTATTAGTCTAAAGTAGTAAATTCTCCCGTTTCAATATTGACTGATCCTTTTCCAAAAATGTTTTCAATTTCCTGTGCTATGGTTTGTTGCTCCTCTAGAAGATCCTCAAAGTATTTATGTGCAGTTTGCTGTCTTTTTTTTAATTGTAATTTTAGGATTTCAATTTCTCCTAATTCTTGTACAACTGCTTGATTCTTTTGTTGAATGCTTTTAATTTGTTGTAACTGTTGTTGTGATAACTTGTTTGTTTCCATTTTTATTGTTTAATTTGTATTACTATATTTTAATTAGAATGATATTATAATAACTATACCATCACCACCATCTCCTCCGGCTCCAGAAGTTGCTCCTAGGGCAGCACCTCCTCCGGCACCACCACCACTTCCAATTCCTCCTTTACCTCCTTTACCTGCTACACCTCCTGATGTATGAGCGTTTCCTCCACCAGCACCACCTGTTGAGAAGAAAGGCTTCCAGGATGTAAAGCCATTTGATCCATCTGTGCCTAATGCAGCATCTCCTATACCTCCTGCTATACGGGGAGAGAAAGATGAAGAATTTATACTTCCACCATTAAAGGCACTACCACTAGTAACAGGTGCTCCTCCACAGCCTGCTGTAACTATTTGAGATGCTAGGGGTTGTATATCGACAGGTGCAGTAGTTACAATAGTAGCTGAAGAAACTCCTGCTATGGACGTAAAAGTGGTTAGCAATGATTGGTAAGAGCTACCTGCTACTGTTGCAAGAGCTCCAGCAGATGCTGCTAGTGCTCCTCCAACAGCTGGGGTGTAACCTCCTAGAAAACTAAAGGAAGCGTTTGCTAATGCTTGAGAACTAAGTCTCGATGATGCAAATACGCCTGAAGCTTCCCCATTGTTGCCTGGAGTATAGTTTACAGTTACTGCAGCACCTCCTTTACCTCCTCTACCTACTTTTATATATAGAGTATCAGGAACAAATTTTGAATCAATTAACGCCCTAGTAACTGCTCCACTTCCTCCACCAGTGCTATTTATTTGTGCACCAGGACCTACTGCGACAACTCCTCCTGCTCCTCCTCCTCCTCCATCAATACTTAGTATATATACAAAGTTGCATTTTCTTGGTTTTTGCCAAGTTTGATAACCAAAACTACCAGAGTTGGCATAAAATATTTTTATATCTTGTTGTGAGTTTGGTATATGGGATAAATCTAACATAAATTAAAAGTTTGTTGTTATTATAACGAATCCGTCACCACCTCTTCCTCCATTTCCTGCTGAAGTGGTTCCTGCACCACCTCCAGCACCACCGCATCCTGGTGCTCCGTTTCCTCCATTTCCTCCTGTAGTTCCACCACCACCACCGGTTCCTCCGGATAATCCAAAGATAGGTTTGTAATAAATTAATCCGTCTTTTCCGTTTGTATTTATTGGAGTAACTGCTATTGTAGGAAATGGGCCACCGGCAGTAATGCCTCCGCCTGTACTTGTGCCTCCTCCACCGTTAGCTCCTACTAGAAAAGAAGCAACAGTGATATTACCACTATTGGTTAATGAGCCATTGTTACCACCTAGTCCAGCGGTTGCTGTAAAATTTCCTAAATTTACAAATATCATATTTGTTGATGTAGCTATAGTTTCTCCTGCTCCAATTGTAGAGGCTGTTGTTTTTCCTTCTCCTCCTCCTGTTGAAGCTACGGCTCCTGAAGTGCATACTATGTTAGAAATGCTTCCAGTATCTGGTGATAGGCAGATAAATGATTTAGTTGCAGTTCCTCCTGGAGTGGGGGTTGATCCTCCTAGTCCTCCTGTTCCTCCTGTTCCTGGAAGTATGTAAAGGATATCTGGTAGAAGGGATGCTTGTATATGTAGTTTTACATGACCAGCTGTTCCACCACCAGCACCACCACTCTTATCTCCTGTAGCTGCTTGAAAGCCACCTCCGCCACCTGCACCTGCTCCTATAACAAAAAGGGATACCATTTTAGCATTTCTTGGTTTTATCCAAGTTTGCCAAGTATCTCCATTTTGGAATATTTGAGTATTGCTTGTACTGTTTTGAAAGTATGAAACGTCTATCATGATATAACTGTTATTATTACTAAACCGTCTCCTCCATCTCCACCTTTTGCACCTGCAATAGAGCAGCCGCCACTTCCACCTCCACCGCATCCGTACCATCCATTCCCACCTTTTCCACTTACTCCTGTACGTATTCCTGCTCCTCCTGCTCCTCCTGTTCCACAAAATGGAGAAAGAGTACCGTATCCATTAGCTCCAGCTTGTCCTTCTGTGATTCCACCTGCCACAGTTGTAGTTAGTACAGCTGATGCTGAATTTATGTTTCCTCCTGATCCAGAGACAGAAGCTGTCTTTCCACCACCACCAGCACCTCCTGTAACTAAAGATGTAGCTAAAGCTGTTTGAGAAGTTCCACTTGTACCTGAACTGGTCCCTCCTACAGTACCAGCTACTCCTGCAATAGCTGTAAACATCCCTAAATTACCAAATGCTGATAATGTTGTTACTGCTACTGCTGCTGCTGTTAAAACGGAACCACCTATTTGTCCTACACCTGCTGCTACTGTAGATGATTTGCATATAAGAGTTGCTTCGGTAGTAGTCCTATTCAAAGATACATAGGAGATGGCTCCATCAGTAGTGGCTCCAGCAGCTTGAGAACCGCCTTTTGCAACTAGAATGTATAGAGTATCTGGTAGTAGAAATGCGGGTATTATTCCTCTTACAATTCCTCCTGATCCTCCTCCTCCAGCTCCGGCAATTCCAGCAGCACTGGTAGTTGCAGTTCCTCCTGCCGCACCACTTCCTAAACAAAATATTTGTATTAATTTTGCATTACGTGGTTTGTTCCATGTCTGCCAGTTACCTGTAGCATAGAATGTAAAGGTTGATTGTTGTTGAGAAGATATGTGAGATAGATCTAACATACTCTTTTATTCAATTGCACAAGAAGGTGTAGGTGGATTTAAGTCTACTATACTAAAAGCTGCTGGTAGTCCAATTTCATTGCACTCTAGGTCTGTTGCTTTTATAAAAATGTTTGCGTCTTGTGAACTCACTACGTAATAAAATTGAGTGAATGGTTGTATGTCCATTTGCATTAATAAGTATTTCATAATTTATTTAGATTTAGATTGAATAAGATCCTCCAATTGCTGCTGCATACCAACCACCACCTGCTGATTGTACAGTTCCTATAGTTGTTAGGATTCTATATCCTGCTGGAAGTGCAATGTTTAGGGGAATTTCAAAGATGGCTGTTGCTGCTGTTTGAGACACGGTTGTTGCAGCTAGAGTAATCTCATCAAATAGTACATTGTTTCCTACAGATCCTGTTCCTTGTCCATTGTTAATAAAAACTCTAGCTACAGTAGCTGTTGCAGAACCTGATGCTTTAAACCTTAGTCTTTGTACAAATCCTCCTGCAGCTGAGGCTGAGAAAGCAATGGCTGGTGTGCCTATTGTTCCGTCAAAAGTAGTATTTGCTGCTGTTTGTATTGCTGTCCATTGTATGTCTCCTGCTGAGGAGAATATGGGTGCTGTATTTATTGCCATGGTTTTATTTTATTTATTATTAATTTATTAAAATATATTTTGTAATCCTACTGAGAATGCTTGTACTAATCCTA